TCGAGCACTATCCGGGCATCTTCAGCAATGCCTACAGCGACAAATCAGGCCGTATCGGACTCCGCGAAACCATGTCGGTCTCCGACTACACCGCATTGTCGGTGGACGTCTTGGACCGTATGTTCTACGGCTATTACAACGTCGCGCCAGTGGCCAACAAAGCACTGGTGAAACAAGTCTCTCTCCGCGACTTCCGTACGGTGAAGCGGTTCATCGAAGACGGCGCAACCACGCCGTTGACGATCGTGAAGAACGGTTCGCCGAATCCCGAGAGAGCAATCGGGCCGGAAACCGTCGTCACGTATTACCCGGATCTTTACGCTTCGAATGCGCGGATCAACTGGCGCGCCATTGTCAACGATGACCTGGGAATTTTCCAGGATCTTCCAAAGAAGATGGCTATCCAGGGTATTCGTGCGATTCAGCAATTCATCACCGGGCTTTATGTTCAGTCTTCGGGCTTGAACACTTCGCTCTACAAAGCCGGTTTCACCAATCAGATCACCACGGCGAACGGCGCGGCTTCGAATAACCCGGCGCTTTCGATTCAAGGTATCCAGGACGCTTTCAAGGTCTTGGCGAAGATGAAAGACGCGGACGGTTACCCGATTGTTCTGATGGGCCAACTGTATCTCTGGTATGGTCCCGCTCTCGTCGCGACCGCGAACAACCTGATGAACCTGCTACAGAGCTACATCCAGGTTGAAGGCGGAACGACGAATGCCCAAGGCTTCCCGGCTCAGTTCGTGAACACGAACAACTGGGCAGTGCGGAACATGGTGCCGATCATGGATCAGTTCATTCCCATCGTCTGCACCACGGCGACCACGCAAGACACTCTGTGGGGATTGACTTACGATCCCAACGCTCAAAACCGTCCCAGCTTGGAAATGGGCTTTCTGACCGGCTTCGACACGCCTCAGCTTTATCAGAAGGTTCCGAACACCATGCGAATCGGCGGGGGAGTCGATCCGACCTTAGGCGACTGGCGCTCGATGGATCAGGAATTGAAAATCATCACCGTGTTCGGCGGGACGCAGATCGACGGACGTTCGACCGTGGCCTCAACAGGACGCGGAGTTTAGCTTTCCTGGGAGGGAACCAATGGGGCGGCTCGCATATCTTCCTCCGAGTATGTGGGCCGCTTTCGTGGTTTTCATGAGCTTTTCTTACAACATCGTGAGTCCCGGGCCGAACGATTACGTTCGGTTGCTCTGTTCTGACACCCAGAGCTTAAATCACATCTTCGAAGACGAAGAAATCACGATGGCGTACACGATTCAGGCCGCGCAATTCCAGAGCGCGCAGTTTTACTCGGGCTCTCAAGGTGCGAATCTTCCGACGTCGCCAGTGTCGTATCTTCGCGTGGCCGCATTGCTGCTCGATGCTCTTGCAGCCAACAAAGCTCGCCTGGCTTCCATCAAGCAACTGCTCGATGTGCGGCTGGACTCTTCGGACGCCTCGATTCAGTTGAGAGCGACAGCCGCGGAATATCGGGAAGTTGACGACAACGCCGGCGCGTTCATGATTATCGAGCAAGTCAACGATGCGTTTTCATTCAGGGATCGCTTTTGGAAGACGGTCCAAAGGAACTCGGCGGTATGAACCAATCACTCGCCTACGAGTTCACCCAGGTTGTTCCGCAAGTCGTCGCCACAGGTGTTCAGGTTTCGCTCTGCAACATTCTGGTTCGCAACGCCTCCGGTGGACAGCCGGTCACCGACTCGATGGGGCAGGTAGACACATCGATCCCGGATTACACCGTGCTTCCAGGGCATTCGAATATTCCCTGCCAACTCGCGGTGAACAAACTGCGACCGGACGAAGGTGGAGTGGTCCGCAGGCCGGAACAGTACGACACGATGGGGATGCGCGCATTGGAATTGAACGGATATTATCCGCTGATTCTTCAACAGCACTTGGCACAGGTCGACGGCACGACTTACGAAGTCATGGCGGTCGAGTCGGATTCGCAGAAACAGATTACCCGCTTGGCAGTGAGGCTCTACACGTTATGAGGCTCACCGTTTCAATTACCGGGCTTTCGGAACTTGATTTGAAGGTCCGCTACATGCGCGAAGCCGCAATCTCCGGTTTGAAATTGTCGGTTCCCGAAGCGGCTCAGTTGTTCGTCGAAGAGGCCAAGGTTCTTGTCCCTGTCGATACTGGACGATTACAGGAAGCGATTCACGCCGAAAGCTTGGAAGACTCCGACTATCGCCAGACCATGCAAGTCGCTCCGTTTGTCGAAGCGGGGAACGATTGGGGATTCGATCCGGCTTACGCCAGGCGAATCGAGTACGGCTTCTTCGGCACAGACAAACTCGGCCGGAATTATCACCAAGCCGCACAACCGTACATGCGACCGGCGTATGACGCAAAGCAAACGGAAGCGGCAGAAGTCATCAAGAGCGGAGTGTCCGAAAGTCTGTACGGCGTGATGGGGAGGGCATGAGTGTTGAATCAATCCTTCTCTCGGAATTGCTGGCTGATGCTGGCCTTAGTGCACTCATCGGCGCTCGGCTGTATCAGGTGCAGCTTCCACAAAACCCAACCTATCCCTGCGGGGTCTTTCAGCGTGTCTCGACTCAACCCCTGTACGTCCACAGCGTGCGCGGCCGTGTTCCTCTCACCGGAGGGCAAGCAACCGTTGGCTGGGCAAGATTCAGCTTTAGCTTTTGGTCGAACGATGGAAAGAACGGGGCGGCGATTGTCGACTCGATCGCGCTCGCGCTCATGGCCGCGATGGAAAACGTCAACCTCATCGCTCTGCCAACTTCGCCGGCCACGATTAACAACGCTCCGAACTTTCTACTCACGCGGAGAATGTCGATTGAACCTCAGACTCAGCCTCCGCTTTTCAAGGCAATGCTCGATTTCAAATGTTGGTATTCCGACCAATGATTATCGTTTCCAAACAGGAACGCGTGGCGGCTTCGCTGGTTCGGGTATCGGCTCTGGCTTCGGCGGGGCGGCTTCGGCGACCGGCAGCGACCTCCAACTCAGCAACGTTCGGCACTTGGGGCAAATCTTGACGCCGACGTCGCAGATGTTCGAGCAACCTTCGCACTCGCGGCGGTATTTCTCTAGCTCTTCATCCGGCAAACGCGGGATATCGGAATCGTTGGACTTTGGCATTTCACGAATCGTATCACAGGAGAACACTTAAATGGCTACCCCGATCGCACAAGCCGCGATAAACACCTTCCTGCAGCTCTCGGATGGAAACTCTCCCGAGACGTTGCAGACCGTCGCGAACGTCGGAGACATCACCGGGCCGACTTTCGCCGGCGCGGTCGTGGACGTAACGTCGCATTCGACCGGGAACGCCTGGCGCCAGAAGATCGTTACGTTGCTCGACCCCGGCACTATGACGTTTCCGTGCTTCTTCATCCCGAACGACGCGGGACACAAGCGTTTACTGGGCGTCTTCTTCAATCGCGGCTTGCCGACTTTGCCGCAGAACAACTGCGACTGGGCGATCTCCTTCCCGACATCTCCCAGAACGGTCTGGAATATCTCGGCGTGGATGTCCAAGTTCGGGATGGACATGAAAGTCGCAGACGTGGTGCGCGCCAATACCGAACTGGTATTGACCGGCGAACCCGCTATCCCTGGAGTCGACGCGTAGGAGGAATCATGGCAGAGCAACTCATTGGCTTTCTGGTGGTGTTGGTAATTTTCTGCATCATCGCGTTGGGTCTCTACTGGGTGTGCACGAAGTTCATACTTCCGCAACCCGTCATGTGGCTGTGCGGGGCGATTCTGCTCATCATCATCTTGATCTACGCCGCGCGAACATTCGGAGGCGGCACAGCGCTGCACTTTCCCTGATGAACTTTCCGTGGCTCGGACAGCTCGGCTGGGGTGATTGGCTTCGCGGTGTAATCGGCGGGTTTATCGGCGGCGGCGCGGCGGCACTTACAAGTGCAGGAACGTTGACGGCGTTGGACCCGGCGTATTTCGCTTCTCATCCTCCCGGCTTCGTTTTCACATTGATGGGAACGTTGTTTCTCACCAATGGAATTATCGGCGCGATGCTCTACCTGAAGCAGAATCCGGTTCCAGGTGTGAAGGAAACCACTCGAACGGTGGAAACGGTGAAAGAGACGCCCGACGCAACGGTGACAACGACAACTCAAGAAAAGAAAACGGAGGCCCTTCCTCCCAAGGTGTAAAACTATGGACCCCATTCAATACCCCTCCGTCACGATCGACGGAACTCCGGTGGAAGTGAAATTCCGTTGCGGAGATATCATTCGACTCAAGAAAGCCGGCGTCGACATCGGCGACCTTTCCCCAGTTAAAGGCGTGGAAGCGATGGAACGCACACTGACATTTCTTCAACACGGAATCGCTCATCAGATGAAGAAAACTGTGGACGAACTTGCTGACTGTGTCGACCTTGCGACTCTTCCGCAAATCGGTGAGGCGATCAACGAAGCTCTAAAAAAAGCTTCCCCCCAGGCGACGGCAACACCTCAGACCGTTCAGTAAGTTTTGAGGAGAGATGGACCGACATGTTAGCTGCGGGAGTGTACGACCTGGGGTTGACCGCAGCCGAGTTTTCCTCTTTCACTCCCCGGCTCATCGACGCCTTCTATAAACGTCATCTGCAAGCCGAAGCGCGGCGGATGCAACTGACGTTGTGGTATGCCAACGTCCACAGGGATACCGACAAAAAGCCCGATCCATTCTCGATAGACGACTTCGTTCCCGGGGCCAGTGGTTCGCATGTAACCGTTCGCGCCATTGAGCGAATGCCAGGGGAAAGCGTAGAAGACTTCCTATCTCGCATCTCTCGTCCCACGATGGACCCGACGTTGCAGGTAGAACAGATCAAAGCCATGAGCAGAGGTTACGGAAAGTGGACGGTGGAGAATGGCTGATCTTTCCGGGTTAGGGGATCTGGTTCTAACTGTTGGCGGGGATATTACCCCGCTGACTTCTGCGCTAGATGAAATCCCTGCAGCTGCACAGCAAGCGGCATCCCAGATTCAAGCCGCATTCGATGCGCTGCCATCGGCGACGGAAGAAGTAAACGCGAGCCTAGCGAACCTCAGTGCTGGATTGACGGAGGCCGGGTCTTCAGCAAGCGAAACAGCCGGGCATGTTGCGGAGGTTCCACCAGCGTTACACGACACGAGCGAAGCCGCGGGCGAAGCTGGCGACAAACTGAAAGAGTTCGTGACAGCAGGGTTAGAACTCGCCGGAATCGCCCTGACTTTCGAAGCACTGAAGGAAGCCGTAACCGAAATCGTTTCAGCGTTCGACCAACTACAGCGTGCCACGATTTCCCTCACGGCTTTAACCGGATCGGCAGAGCAAGCCACAACTGCGATTGATTCACTCAAAACTCTTGCGATCGGTGAAGGGCTATCTTTTCCGTCTCTCGTGACGGCTCAGCAGAGGATGTACGCCTTCGGGATTTCGGCAACGCAAGTTCCGCAGTTGTTACAGGCGGCGGC